CCTGCAATGATGTCTTTCATTGATAACCGTCTTTCTTACTTTGTTCGTCGTAAGTTAGAAAACGAAGTGATCAATGGTTCTGGTACTAGCCCAAGCCTTTCTGGTATTTTACAGGCTGGTAACTTTACAGCACAGACTTTCACTGCTGCAACAAATGATGATTACCTTGGCCGTTTACGTATCATGTTGACCACTCTTCAACAGTCTGGTTATGAAGCTTCAGCATTTTATATGAACCCTGCTGACATTCAGCGAATTGATTTGCAAACTGACCAAACTGGTATTTTCATCGGTTCTGATCCGCGTGCATTCAACTTGCCTGTTGCTTGGGGTGTTCCAATCATCGCTTCAAACCTAGTACCTGCAAACACTGCAATTGCTGGCGATTGGGCAACTGCTTCAACTTTATTCATGCGCGACAACACAACTGTTGAAATGTTTGAACAAGATGAAGCTAACGTACAAAGCAACCTTGTCACTATCCGTGCACAGGTTCGCGGCGCTTATGCTACATTCGCACCATCTGCGGTTGTTGCTGGCGACATCGTTACTGACGTTTAATTGTCAGACTTGGCTGGGGGGCATCTTGTCCCCTAGTCTTTTTTTATTAATAGGGCTGCTGATGAAATACAAGAATCAAATCAAAAGAAAGTTGACGGTTGCACCAACTGCATCAGTGATGACGGTTGCTGAAGCCAAGGCAAGACTTGCCATTGAAACAACTGAAGATGATGCTTTGATTCAAGTTATGATCAACAGCGCTGAAGATTTTTGTCAACAATACACGGGCCGATTTTTTATAGAACAAACGGCTGAATATTCGCTTGATGAATTACAAATTGATTTAAAGTATTTAGAAATCCCAAGCCACCAAGCAACCAACATTACATCAATCACTTATACAGATTCAAGTGATTTGCTTATCACTGCAAGCTTAGATGATTTCTTTATTGATTATGAAGGGATGCCTTTACGGGTTGCACCTGTTGATTCATGGCCAACAATAAGAAAGAAAGGTTTTAATAATATGACCTTCACAGTTGTTGAAGGCTTTGGCGCTACTTCTGCCAGTGTTCCTGATGCAATCATCAACGCTGTTGCTTTGCTTGTTGGTCATCAATACAAGAACAGAGAATCAGTTGTGGTTGGTACAATCGCGGCAGAACTCCCAATGGGCGTGACTGCATTCTTGGACAAGTACAGAGTTGTTTACCGCAATGATTATGGGTATCAGGTTGCAGGTGCTAGCCAATGATACCAGCGGGGCAATTGAACAAGCGCATTGAGATACAGCGCAGAGTTTCAACACAAGATAACATGGGCCAAGAAACAGAATCTTGGACTGTTCTGGCTAGTCGCAAATCATCAATCAGGATGACAGCGGGCGGCGAGACTGTAAGCACCACAGGTGAAATTGCCACCAATATGTTTGACATAAAAGTTAGATATGATTCAGACACAAAGCAAGCCAACACAGCCGATAGAGTTGTGAATACTGAAAACCAAGATGTTTATGATATTGTCAGCGTTGATAATGTTATGGGTTTAAATACAGACATTACCATGAAATGCCTATACAGAAGTCGAGGCGTTACGCATTCATGAAGGTTGAGGGTTTAGCAGAAACACAGATGCAGTTGCAAGCATTAGCGGGCAAGCTTGGATGGCGGGCAATGTCACAAGCCCTAGCAGCATCAGGGCGCAAGATGCGAGCGGCGGCGAAGAACAATGCCCCAATTGGATCAGTTGCCCACAGGACATACAGAGGCAACCTAGTTGCACCCGGGTTCACCAAGCGATCAATTACCTTGGTTAGATTTCCAAGGAAAAACAATAACACTGCATTGGTTGCGGTTGGTGTTAAAAAGTCAGCCTATTATGCGGTCCAATTTGTAGAGCAAGGACACAAGACAAAAAACGGCGGAAGGGTTGCACCTAGACCTTGGTTGAAGAAATCATATGATCAAACGGTTGGTGCTGTTCCTGCTTCATTCACCAGCGAACTACGAGAAAGAGTATTGAAGGCGACCCAATGAGACTAGATCAACTTTACCAGTTCATCACAGCGAACATGACCACCAAGGTTTTTCCAATCATAGTTCCTGTTGACTATACTGATGACGCTATAATATACAACTTAGACTCTGTTGAATACGATGATTCGATGGATGGTGAAACGAATTTCTATCAAGGCCGCGTGAATTTTGTAAGCGTGTCGAAAACTGCATTGTCAGCGATAGAAACATCTCAGGCATTAGAAACCTTGCTTTCAGATTTCCAAGGCTTTTTGATACCCGGGGGGCAGTATGTTCAAGACACGCAATTGATTGACAAGGCGACAGTCTATGATCCAACAGCGGATTGCTTTGGCGTTTCCTTAACGGTCATTTTTTATTACAACAATTAATTAACTTTTTAACGAGGCAACAAATATGTCAACTTCAGCATACATCAAAGGATGGACTTTCAGCATAGACACTGATGGTGGTCCTACATACGCTCTTATTCCAGAAGTCACAGAGGTTTCTGGCCTTGGCGCATCTGTTCCATTAGTCGATGTTACACACTTTGCATCAACTTCAAAGGAATACATTGGCGGTCTTTCAGATGGTTCTGAAATATCAGTGACTTCAAACTTCTTAGCCGATAACGCAACACAGGATCTTTTAACGGGTGCTGGCTATAACGGATCAGGCAAGACTTTTGGAATGCAGTTCACCACAACTGATGGCACCAGCACAATCACTTACACTTTTCAAGTTGTGAATTTAGGTTATGAAATCACACCAGCAATTGATGATAAGAACAGCATTGCTTATACGTTTAAAATAAGCGGCGCAATTGTAGCATCTTAATAAAAACGGGGGCGCAAGCCCCTTGTTTCTTTAATTATAAAAGGCAACCCAAACCATGTTTACATTCAAGAAAAAACAGATTCAAGTTTCAGGTCAGATGATAGATATTAAGGAACTCAGCGCGGGCGGTTTCCGCAAGTTCCAAAATGCAATCAATGACAAATCCCAAGATGAGTTATTTCAAATGGCTGTTCTGATGCAACAAGGCACAGAGCAATTTTCGGCTATGTCTGAAGATGAAATACTTGATCAGGTTCCAATGGACGTAATTAATAAAATAGTTCCTGAGATTGTAAGAATCAGCGGGCTTGATGATGAGGTTGAAGAAGAAAAAAAGGATTAGATCCAGAGGTGGGTTTCTTGCACACGTTATCACTTGAACTAGGGATGACGGTTGCAAGGCTTGAATCAGAAATGACTTCAAGAGAGCTATCAAGCTGGAAAAAATACTATTCTGAAAACCCTTTTGGCGTTTGGCGTGATAACTACCACGCTGCTATGTTGTGTTCGATCCTGTGGAATGTAAATGCAGGAAAGGGCAAAAGCAAAAAGCCTGATGATTTCATGTTCAAGACTAAGGAACAAAGAAGCACAGACACAACAAACACCACACTTGCATCGCTGCAAGCCTTAGCCCAAAGGAAATAAAGATGGCCAAAGATTTAGCCAAAATCAATTTAAAGCTAACCGCTGAAAATGAAGTTCTGATCAAGAAGCTTGAACAGTCTCAAAAGAAGATTGGCAAGTTTACCAAAAAGAGCGGAAGCAAACTAAAAAAGCTTGGCAGTTTATTTAAGTCTTTAGGCAAAGGCGTTACGATTGGGACAGGTGCCGCTGGCATTGCCTTAGCTGCTTTGACTGTCAAAACAATGCAAGCAACTGATGCGCTTGGCAAGACATCAGACAAACTTGGTGTGATGCCCGCAAAGCTTCAGGCAATGCAGAGAGCTGCACAGCTTACAGGTGTTAGCGTTGACACTGCAAACATGGCCCTTCAGCGTATGGTTCGTAGGGTACAAGAAGCCAGCCTTGGTACAGGTGAGGCCAAGGGAGCGATTGCCCAGCTTGGACTAGAAGCCAAGGAACTTGCAGAACTTCCAGTTGATGAACAATTCAAGCGCATTGCAGATGCCATGGGCGATGTCAGCGAAAGCGGCGAAAAAGTCAGACTAGCCATGAAGCTGTTTGATTCTGAAGGTGTTGCATTAGTTAACACTTTAGCCCTTGGCAGCTCAGGTCTTGAAAAGATTGAGTCTGACATGGATGCCTTTGGCTTGTCACTCACTCGAATTGAGATTTCAAGAGTAGAGCAAGCGAACGATGCCTTTTTACTTGCAAGAGAAAACGTCAAATCCTTTGCACAATCATTTGTTGTTCAGCTTGCACCAGCGGTAAAATTGATTTCTGACAAATTCAGTGACTATGCAAAAGAGCAGGGCGGGTTTGGCAAGATTGCAGAAATGCTATTCACAAAGCTTTTGGCTTTCGCAAAGTTTGTAATTGTCAAATTTTTAGAAATGCGAATTGCATTTAAACAGTTTACAGTTAACGCAATCAATGGCAGCGTTTCAATATTAAAAAGCTTTTCATCAATTACTAAATCTGCGCAAGAATTCATTGATAAAATAACAGGCGCACCCGGCAAGCTTGAAGAGCTAGAAAATAAAATTGCTTCCATAGAAAGAAAGAAAGGTGCCTTTGCTCTTTTGGGCTTTGGTGAAGGTTCTGATAGCGCGGCCTACTTTAACGAACAACTAGAAGAAACAAAAACACAAATCGCAACAATTGGCGAAAGCGGCGACGTATCTTCTGGTATTGACACACTTATCACAAAGCTTCAAGCATTGGGATTGGAAGCAAACACAGCCTTGACGGATGCTATGCTCACACCTGTGACGGATGAATCTATTCAATTGATGATTGATCAGGTTCGCGCCAAGATGGATGAGATAGCCCTTACAGCGGCAGAGGCGGCCATTGGTAATAAAGACCCAGCGCCAACTGCGGAAGGTGAAGGCGAAGGAGAAAGCGGCGAAGAAAAGGCCGCAAAAGAATTGACCTTGATGGAAACGCTGTTTCAGAACAAGTTCAGTATTAAAGAATTCTGGAAGAATAGCGAACTAGAACAACAAGCAATGCACGAACAACAAATGCTTGATATGACCACAAGACATCAAGACGACATGACAAAGGTCACTGATGCAGGTGAAAAGGCAAGGCTGAAGAAAAAGCAACTAACAGAAAAGACAGCACTCAAAACAAAACAGCAAACAGAATCACAAGAGAAAAAATCAACGGCGGCATTCTTTAAAAACGGATTAGGCGAACTAGCCAAGAACAGCCGCGCAGCTTTCAGCATTCAGAAAGCAATGGACATATCTGCGGCGGTCACAAACACTTATGCGGCGGCAATGGGCGCTTATAAATCACTCGCATCAATCCCTTATGTTGGCCCTGCATTGGGTGCGGCGGCAGCGGCGGCAGCGGTTGGCTTTGGTGCAATGCAAGTCAAGGCAATCAAGGCTAGAA